GGGGTGCTTTTGCCCGAAGACGCCCCCAAACCGCGCACGGAAGGCGTTGTTGAAAGCGTCGGCCCAAAAGTCTCTTCCGTCAAAAAAGGCGACAGAGTGAGAATCAAGAAATTTAAGAAGAGACCGAGCAATTGGAATTCTTCTGGTAAAATGGACCATCTTATGGGCCAGGTAGCAACAATCACAAATGTAACTAATTCTTTAGTCTACATCTACGATGAAAAAGAAAATTATGAGTGGGCCTTCCGCGAGGATCAGCTTGAGCCCGCAAATAAGACTATCGTCATTTATGCAAAAGGCAATAAGGTCATTGCGCTTGATAAATCAACCGGAAAGAAAGGAATGGCAAGGTGTTGCCCAGAAGATACTTTTGACTTTGAGACAGGCGCAAAGCTTGCTTTTGAAAGATTAGTAAAATCATCTTATAAGGTAGGTGATCGCGTCCGTATTAAAAGCTGGGAACAGATGGAAGAAGAATACGGCCTGGACAGTGATGGTGATATTAGAACTGCGTGCTGTTTTGTCAGAACCATGAAAAAGTATTGTGGTAAAGGGTTAACGATTGAATATATCGCGTCACATAATGCTTTCCGTATGGTAGGAACGCCATATAATTTTTCTGCGGATATGATCGAATGTAAGGTTGAAGATGAGCCTACATATTACAACGGCAAAATCATTTTCACAAAAGGCGATGAGATATTTAGGACCGGTCACATTTATGAGATCAAGGACGGGCATATTCAACGTCCTAGCACGGGAAGCATGCTTCCGATAGGTCTTCTTCCATTTGAGACCATTGATGATGTGAAAGAATATTTCAGTGGTAAGCCTGGATTTAATTGGTCAGATAAGCCACTTGAATTAATCGAGGTTCTCGATGATTAAAGTAGTATGTGAAGAGTGTGGGGCATTAGTCCAAATGCCACAATCAGAACATTGTCGATTGCATTTTAAGAAAGGTAGGTGATGAATCATGTTCAAACTATTCCCACATCAACAAAGAGCTTTATCAGAAACGTTTGATAAAAACCATGTGGCATATTATTTGGACATGGGTTAACGGTCTCGGCAAGACGTTCGTTGGTGCGGAGAAGATGAAGGAGCTCGGAGCAAAAGTAAATCTTGTTATTTGCCAGAAATCCAAAGTTGATGACTGGGTGGAGCATTTTATAAAGTATTATAACGCCAACGTTTACAATTTAACGGATAAAAAACAACTTGAATTTTTTATGAAGGCAGATTGTGAGCGTATCGGGGTTATCAATTATGAATTAGCATTCAGACGTCCCGAGCTTACCAAACTTGAGGACTTTACCTTGATGCTGGATGAAAGCTCGCTGATCCAAAATGAAAACAGCAAGCGGTCAAAATTCATCTTGAGAAAGTTGCAACCGAAAAATATTATCCTTTTGTCAGGAACGCCGACAGGAGGTAAATACGAGAAACTTTGGTCGCAGCTCAGTTTGCTTGGTTACAAGCTCACAAAAAAAGCGTTCTATAATATGTACGTCAATTATCATTACGATGATCGACAGGGTTTTCCGCTGATGGTGATAGACGGTTACAAAAACGCGGAACGGCTCAAAAGAAAAATGCGTGATCTCGGTTGCGTGTTTATGAAGTCAAACGAGGTATTTGATTTACCAGAGCAGATTCACCAGACTATTGGGGTCCAGACTACCAAAGAATACAGAAAATTCCGAAAAGATTGTATTGTGACGGTCGGTGGAAAGTATGTTGAGGATTGCGGGCAATCATTCCATGGCGATACAAAGCTTGTCGGCGGTGTGGAACTTGTCGGAGATACCACCCTCACCAAAATGCTTTATGAAAGACAGTTATGCGGACAGTATAACCCGGCAAAGCTCGAAGCTTTTAGCGATTTATTAGAATCCACAAATGACAGATTGATAGTATTTTATAACTTTACAGCAGAACTTGATGCTTTAACCGAAATAGCTTGTGATTGCGGTCGTAAATTTTCATTGGTCAATGGATATGATAAACAGCTTGATAATTATAAGACTGTAAATGATTCAATCACTTTCATCCAGTATCAAGCAGGTGCAATGGGGTTGAATCTTCAAAAGTCAAACAAGATTGTTTATTTTACGCCGCCGCTCAGCTCTGAGCTGTATGAGCAGAGCAAAAAGCGAATCCATCGTATTGGTCAGGAAAAACCGTGTTTCTACTATAAGTTGATTTGCAAGGGAAGCATCGAGGAAAAAATCTACCGAACATTGGCGATGCGAAAAGATTATACGGAGGCCTTATTTGAAGGAGGTGAATAGATGGCAGCCGAAAAAAATTTCGAAAACAAGATCAAAGCTTTTTTGAAAGACAACGATGCCTATTTCGTCAAGTTCTTTGCCAATAGGATGACGAAGACAGGTGTGCCGGATATTCTGGCCTGCGTGAATGGTTATTTTGTCGGCATCGAAGTCAAGGCACCGCTCGGTAAACCGAGTGAATTGCAGCTTTACAATGCAAGAAAGATTCGTGAAGCTGGAGGGTTTGCGTGGATCGTATATCCGTCTGGGTTTGATCAATTCAAAGAATTGATCGTTGATCTGAAGCATGACAGGTTCACCCGCAATACTGTAATTATCTTGAGATAGGAGGATGACAATGGCAAAAAAAGAGACACTCGACAACAAACAATATGTGACCGATTGCCTTATGAAAACAGGTCGTGAGGGAATGGACGGGTTAATTGAGTACATGGAAGACTGCGGATTCTTTTCTGCACCATGCAGTGGAGGCTATCATCTTTCATGCGAATTTGGCTTGGTCCATCATACGAGGCACGTCATGGAGATCGCTGAAAAGCTCGGCGTATCGTTGCTTGGTGGTGCTGAGTACAATAAGATTCAGAATTCCGTGATCATCGCGGCAGCGCTCCATGATCTCGGAAAAATGGGGCAGTTTGAAAAACCAGAGTATGTTCCAAATGTTTTGAAAGGTGGTAAGTCATCGGCAACAAAACCTTTCAAGAAAAATCCGGAATTGCTGTATGTTGATCATGAGATCAGGAGCGTGGCAATCGCATCAATGTTTATTGATCTGACAGAGGAAGAGCAATTTGCGATTCTCTATCATAACGGCATGTATGGTCCTTTGAAATATAGCTTGCAGGGAAAAGAAACACCGCTCTATATGATCATCCATTGGGCCGACATGTGGGCAACCAAAGTTTTAGAAAAGGAGGATTAGTTTATGGCAACAATTTATGAAGACGTGGAGACGTTGAAAACTCAGATGGCAGAAGTTCAGAGTGACATTCAGACTTTAGAGGCTGCAATAACAGCTGCAACAATACCAGATAGCGGATGGTTGAATTTACCGCTCGCAGATGGTATTCAGGCGTATGGCGGATCAACTCCACAGTACAGAAAAATCGGTAAGCTTGTGATACTCAGAGGAGCTGTGAAAAACGTGCTCATCAGTGGGCCGATTGGCACGTTACCGGCTGGATATCGACCAACTTATAGTGTTCCATATGTTCAGAATACATCGGTGCGTACCGGTAATTTTGCAATGGTGTCCAGGATGATTGTAGCGGCAAACGGTGTGATAAGTGTCCAGGCAATTTCTGACGGTGCTGAGTTTGGTGCTGAAAAGTGGTTCCCTATTCATTGCATGTTTATGGTTGATTGAGAGGTGATTTTATGACAATTCAGGATGGCGTTTATAAATGCGTAGAGCAGTTGTTGGAAGATACTCAGGACACCGGTTGGACCAATTTGTCGCTTGTTAGCGGGGTAAGTTCTTACAGTACCGTACAGACCCCGAAATATAGAAAGATCGGAAATAAAGTTTATTTGTACGGTGCAGTCAAAGGAATTACATCCCTGCCCAGGGTAATCGGAACATTACCAGAAGGATTCAGGCCTCAGAAATCTATGTCATATGTACAGAATACATCGGCACAGGACAGTTACCCGCACTTTGTGCGAATACAGATAAAGGCTGACGGTGACATCGAGATTCAGTTCACTACCAATGACATTTCAGCAAATACCTGGTTCCCTATTGACACAGAATTTTTGATTGATTAAGGAGGAATAAAATGAGCACAGGAGTTATCATCACGCTTATTATTTGCGGAACAATCGTGTTACTTTCATTGATTTCGCAGATTGGCAGTGCGTTTGCGGTAAAGAAAGCAAGCAAAGATCTCAAAGAATTATTGAATGAGGAGGATAAATAAATGGCAGTATCAGTTATGATTTTAGGAGTTTCCGGCACAGGAAAGTCCGCGAGCATGAGAAATTGCAAGAGTGATAAGTTCGCCCTTGTGAATGTAGCAAAGAAACCACTTCCCTTCAAAGGAAATTTTGATGAGAGGTATGACGGTGACAGTTATCAGGAAGCCGTTAACTTCATGAAGAAATGCAAGGCAAAATCAATTGTCATTGACGATGCTCAGTATCTCATGGGAAATGAATTTATGCGCCGTGTGACAGAGCGTGGATTCGATAAGTTTTCAGAGATGGCGCAGAACATGTGGAAGCTGCTCAACTTTATCAATCAGGATCTTCCTGCTGATAAGATTGTTTATCTGCTCGGCCATATTGAGAGAGATCAGGATGGCAATGAGAAATTTAAGACAATGGGCAAGTTGATTGATCAGTGTATCAACGTGGAAGGCACATGCACGATCGTCCTTAAGACCCACGTTGCCGATGGCCAGTATTCTTTCCTGACACAGAACTCAGGCCACGACACCGTAAAATCTCCAATCGGAATGTTCCCATCATATGCGATCGATAATGATCTCAATTATGTGGATGAGAAGATTCGCAACTATTATGAGGTTGGCGATTTCAAATCTGATGAGGAGATTGCTAAAGCTGATAAGGAAGCAGCCAAAGAAGAGGTTGAAAAGCCGTCTACTGAGAAGAAATCACGTAGAGCACGTCAGAAACCTGCCGAGGCGCGTTCTGAGGACCCGAAAGCAGATGAGCATGAAAATACTCAGGCTGAGGAAAAAACGCCAAAGACGAGAAAAAGAAGAGGAAGTAAAACACTCGAAAAACCAACAGAGCCGGCCCCTGAGGAAGGTTTCATGAATACTCCTGACGTTCCGGATGAGGAAATTCCATTCCCGACCGATGAGCCTACCGAAGAGAAGACCGAGGAACCTAAGGAAGAAGCACCAGTTGAAGAAGCAGCACCTACACGTCGCAGACGCAGAAGATCATAAGGAGGAAAAATAAAATGGATTTCAGTAAATTTGACAAAGAGATTGATACAAAGGCACTTGCCGAGGACGTAAAAGAAGCACAGGAAAATGGAGATCAGTATGCGGAAACACCCGATGGTACATACGTATGCAAGGTCGAGAATCTGGAGCTTGGTGAGACAAAGGACGGTCGTCCTATGCTGAAAGCGATGTTCAGAATCGTGGAAGGTGATCAGAACAATCGTTGCCTGTTCTACAATCGCGTGGTGTACGGTACGAAGAATGATGCGAGCATGATTGCATCTGCGGTTGGATTCCTGAATAAGCTTGATTCTGGAATTGACGTGGTATTTGAGAGTTATTCTCAGCTTGCAGAGGTGACGCTCGATGTGTTCGAGGAGATTGTTGATACGCTGGAATATGAGGTTGAATACGAGAAAGATGCGTTCAACTCTATTTCTATTACGGATGTATTTGAGGTCTAGAACGCGATTCTAGCTATTCGAATATGATAGCTTAATGAATTATCATGGATTGCGTTAGAATGCGTCAGAACGCGCAGAAACAGGTTCTAGAATGTAAGAAATCAATGCCTCACTACGGGTTGAAATATACCCGTAGGGGTATTTTATAGCAAGGTGAGTAAATGCTTAATTTTTACGACTTTGAGGTGTTCGAAAAAGATTGGCTCGTCGTGATCATCAATCCGGTTGAAAAAACAGAAACGGTAATCGTGAACGATAAAGCTAAGCTCGAAGAATACTTCTATCAACACGAAACCGAAATTTGGATCGGTTACAACAACAGACGGTACGACCAGTACATCATGAAGGCGATTCTTTTGGACATGAATCCGAAAAAGGTGAGTGATTATATTATCGCCGACAATTGCCCTGGCTGGCAGTATTCTAGCTTATTTCGAAAGATTCAAATGATTAACTTTGACACGATGCTCCGTATGGATACGGGTTTGAAAACACTGGAGGCTTTTATGGGAAACAACATCAAAGAAACGTCCGTTCCTTTCGATATTGACCGAAAGCTAACTGCTGATGAGATCAATCAGACGGTATATTACTGCCGTCACGATGTGGAGCAAACGATCGAAGTATTCCTTGCAAGAAAAGCTGAATTTGATGCTGCTATGGGTCTGGTAAAGATTTTCGGTTTGCCTTTGAGTTTTATGGGCAAAACGGGCGCCCAAAGAGTAGCAAAGATTCTCGGCGGTAAGGGATTGAAATTCGATGACGAATTTGAGTTTCCAATTGTACCTACGTTGAGGCTCGGGAAATACAGAGCCATCAGAGATTGGTATCGTGATCCTGAAAATCACGACTATAAGAAAAAGCAAAAAGTAATGATTGCCGGTGTGGAACACACTCTTGCTTGGGGCGGGCTTCACGGGGCAATCAAAAAATACTATGGTGAGGGAATTTACCTCATGGCCGACGTAACCGCTTACTATCCGTCATTGCAAATGCGCTACAAATTTGGGTACCGCAATATGGCGCATCCTGAGAACTTCGAGAAGATACACGGAGAGAATCTCAGAATGAAAGCTACAGGAAACAAAAAAGCGAGATTGCCTTATAAGATTGCAGATAATGCAATTTCTGGTCAGCTCAAAGATAAGTTTTCCCCGCTGTATGATCCTAGAGAGAATAATGCCATCTGCGTGAATGGTCAGCTTTTGCTCGTGGATTTGATTGAAAAGATCGAACCATATTGTCAGCTTATCCAGTCCAATACGGATGGTATCTTACTGAAGCTCAGATCAATGAAAGATTATGATTTGCTCGATGATCTCGTATGGGAATGGGAAGAGCGGACAGGCATGAAAATGGAGTTCGACATTTATACAAAGGTATTCCAAAAAGACGTAAACAACTATTTATTGGTTGGTGCCGATGGAAAAACCAAGACAAAGGGTGCCTATACGAAGGGCTTGAGCCCGGTCGATAATGATTTGCCGATCATCAATAAAGCCCTGGTCGATTATATGACCAAGGGAACGCCAGTTGAAACGACTATCAATGATTGTGATGAATTGATCATGTTCCAGAAGGTCGTAAAGCTTTCAGGAAAATATTGGCGAGCGTGGCATCGAGGAAATTATATGGCTGAAAAATGCTACAGAGTATTTGCATCTCGTCGATCATCAGACACATACATCGGCAAATGCAAACAAAAGGGAGCAACCATTGAAAAATTCGGCAATACTCCTGAGCATTGTTTTATTGAAAATGATGACATCAACGGAAAGGCTGTCCCTTCAAATCTGGATAGACACTGGTACATCAATCTGGCAAAGGAGAGGCTAGCACAATATGGAGTGAGGTGATGAAATGATTGTAAAAGATGAAACAGGAAAAAGGTATGGGCCATACATTGTCATAAAAAGAGCCACGCTCAACTATCCAATAAGCGGAGCAGCAAAATGGGAATGCCGATGCGTTCATTGTGGGGCCAGGAAAATTTATATCGGGAATGCGCTGCGTTTTGGCCACCATGCGCGGACATGTAAGGAGTGCAAAAGACGATGATGGAGTTATTCAAGGGCTATGTGCCCACTAAAGAAAAGAAGTGCCTCATACCATTTAAGAACAGAAGCCCATCAGAGCTACAAACATATGGGCAGGTGAAGAATCTTCCTGAGTATGCAGGAATCTTGGGTGAAGATACTATTCTAATCGATGTAGACGAGTATGAACCCTCTGAGATTCTAATGAATATTGTGGAGGATTTACAGCTGAAATGTCGAGTGTACGAGACCACAAGAGGAAAGCATTTTCTTTTCAAGAATGTTTCGGAATCCGGTGAATTCTTGCAGCCAACGTGCAAGATCAAAACATCGCTTGCTTGCGGTTTGGAAGCCGACATAAAGGTTGGCCATAAGAACAGCTATTCGATCCTCAAATTCGATGGCAAAGAAAGAGAGATCATTTACGATGTTTTGGATGATGAGGATTACGAAGAGGTTCCAAAGATGCTTTTGCCTATCAAGACAAACGTGCAATTTTTAACGATGGAATCCGGTGACGGAAGAAATCAGAGCCTTTTCAATTATATCCTTACGTTGCAATCAAATGATTTTACTGTTGATGAGGCAAGAGACACAATTCGGATCATCAATAAGTATGTATTGTCTGACCCACTCGATGAGACAGAGCTTGAAACGATTTTGAGGGATGAGGCATTCCAAAAGCCGGTGTTTTTTAACAAGCGAGGAGGATTCTTATTTGATCGTTTCGCTACCTACATCAAGAACAACAACCACGTCATCAAGATCAACGATCAGTTGCACATTTATAAGAATGGCATCTACGTGAATGGCATGAAGCATATTGAATCCGAGATGATTAAGATGATCCCTAATTTGAACCGTTCGAAGAGAGCCGAGGTGCTTACATACCTGGACCTTCTGGTCGGCGAAAACACCAAAATGAGCGATGCGGAATATGTCGCATTCAAGAATGGCGTGTACAACATTGAAACGGATGAGTTCTTGCCGTTTGATCCGAGCTACATTATTACGAATAAGATTGGATTTGACTACATCCCAGATGCTTATTGTGAGGCTGCTGATAAGACGCTCAATCGATTGGCGTGTGGTGATCCTGAAATCAGACAATTGCTTGAAGAGGTTATTGGCTACACGTTCTATCGTAGAAATGAGCTCCGAAAAGCATTCATTTTGATCGGTGACAAAGCCAATGGTAAATCTACCTACTTGGATATGATCAAAACCATGCTTGGCGATGAGAACAC